GAAGATTTTGGGTTTTGGCAAGATCAATGGATTGCTAAAGATGTTATGAAATTTTTAATATCTCAAGATTTTATTCCAATAGCCAGAGACTACGAGTATGAAAAACAAAACAACTATATATTTATAAAGTCAAAACTTATGAACAATAATAAAATATTAGAACTTGTTCAAAATTGGCAAACCTCATATGAAAAGTTTGAATACTAAAATGAAATACGTTGTCGGTCTTCCATACAGAGTTAAGTCTTTTAGAGATAATCTCATGGCAACATGTAAACTAGAAAATGTTTTTGAAATTGATAATACTGAAAACAATATTGGGTTTTCGGCAAGCCATAATCTTGGAATACAAAAAATGTATGATGACGGTGCTGATTGGTATATAGTTATGAGTGCTGCTGTTAAATTTGGTGAGCCTGGTGGGTTAGATTTTATTGAAATATTAAAGAATACAGAACATGTCATAGTTGAAGCAATGGGTGTTTATGGATGGCACTTTATAGCATTTCATAAAACCTTAATAGATAAGGTTGGGTTTTTTGATACCAACTTTACGCCATATGGCTACGAAGACTTTGACTATAGCATGAGAATTCAAAGAGCATTTTTATTAGAATATGACGATCATTGGAAAAAAATTGTAGAGAATAAAACAATGTGGGAAAAAGTTAAAGTTGATATTAAAGATACAATAATGGCACATAGTCTAAAACTTGGAGGAGTTGATCCAAATATGGGTGTAACTAGAGAGTATTATAATAAGAAGTGGGGAAGATATCCCTCAACTAATGAAGACCCATACAACTCTTTCTTTTATCCATTTGACAAAAAGGAAAACGGTCTTGGTTATTTTACAGATGACTATTACAATCAATGGATAGACAAAGAGTCTAAGAAAAACAAAACAGATTTCTTTGAAGTAACAGTTACCTGTAAGTGTGGAAATTTTTTTAAATCTACATCTGTTGTAGGAAATATAAAGGTTAATACCTGTGCTGCTTGCGATACTTCTGAATTTATGCAAGATGGAACTAAAAATGAGTAACATAAAGGCATACCTATATTCAATTAACCCACTTGACTCTGCCGACGGGAAATGGGACTATGGACTATTGAAGCAAACATTTGATAGAAATCATATTGAACAAATAACTGTAAAAGAACTTCCAATAGAGGAAAGAGCCTTTGTAGTTATTCCTGGTCCAGGAAACGCTGGTAATGAAAAAGAAATATCTGCAGAGTTAAATAAAATATCAAGAGTTGTTTTATTTGTTAATGGTGATGAAAATGCTAAATTTAATGTAAGTGAAATTAAACATCCTAATATTGAAATATGGATTCAGTACCCTCATAAAAAGCATGGGGAATATAACCATATGCCAGTAGGTGCCCCACAACACTTTAAAGATAACATTCCAGAATATAAAGAAAAAGAATATGACGTATACTTTGGGGGACAGATAACACACTCAAGAAGAAGAGAGTTAGCCTCAGTTATGCCAAGATTAAAAAATTCACTATATGGACCAACAGAAGGGTTTTCTTTAGGTGATAAACCAAAAGATTATTACATAAAACTTGCAAGTGCAAGGATTGCTCCATGTCCATCTGGCGCAGCAGTAATAGATACATTTAGATTTTTTGAAGCAATAGAGTTATTAACTCTACCTATTGCAGATAAACTAGATCCATCGATGACAGAAACAAAATTTTATATAAAAATGTTTGGTCCTGAATTTCCTGTTAAGTCTTTAGATAATTGGAATAATCTTGAAAAAGTTCTGCCAGATTTATTAATTGACTATCCAAGAAATATGCATCAAGTAGTTTGCTGGTGGATTAAATACAAGAGAGACTTTTCTATAAAGATTATGAGACAAATAAATGCAAATAACTGATGTTACTATTGTAGTTCCAACTTCTTATATACCAAGTCATCCTAGCACTAAAGTGATAGATGAAACAATTAAAAATATAAGATTTCATTTTCCCAATAATGAAATTATTTTACAAATAGATGGCATAAGAGAAGAACAAAGACAATACGAAGATGAGTATAACGAATACAAAAATAAAGTTCTATGGAAATGCTTACATGAATATAAAAACGTATTGCCAATAATTTTTGATAAGCACAGTCATCAAACTACAATGATGAAAAGAACCATTGGGCTTGTAGAAACATCTTTAATTTTATACATAGAAGGAGACTTGCCATTAAGAACTGATAGGCCAATAGAGTGGCAAAAATGTTTTGATCTAATTGGTAATGAAAAAGCAAACGTGATACGTTTTTATTTAAGAGAAGAAGTTCCTGTAGAGCATGAGCATATGATGTGTGGAGAAGAAGACATTTTCTTAAAGACTGTTCAGTGGAGTCAGAACCCTCATCTTGCCTTAACTAATTATTACAGACAAGTTATACTTCCGAATGTCAAAGAAATAAACTATATAGAAGATGAGATTTATGGAAAAATTCAAACTGATTGTGAATACTTACCAAACCAAATAATACCTTCAGAAGACAACTATGAGTTTAAGATTAGAAATTGGGAAGCACACAAAATGTTTATATATTATCCAGATAAAGGGAAAAACATAAGCCGTGTTATTCATTTAGATGGCAGAAAAAGTACTCAAAAGTTTACGAATGACGATAATTACTGGGAATGGAAAACAATTGAAGAGGCTAAAAAAGAACTAAGGGACTCTGGATTTTTTGAAAACGGTGAAAAATGAGAGTTGGAATAGTTGCAAGATGTGATGATACTGGCCTTGGTAATCAAACCAGGGAATTAGTTAACATGTTAAACCCTGATAAGATTATGCTTATTAATTCAACATTCTTTAATGAAAATAAACAACATCCTGAGTGGTATGATGGATATAATTATAAAACTACAATAAAAGGTTTTCCAACAACATCTGAGATATCAGAGTTTCTTAGGGGTGTTGATGTAGTAATTAGTTGTGAAACATTTTATAATCCAAAATTTATTAATTTAGCAAGATCCCGTGGTATTAAAACAATACTTCAGTACAACTATGAGTTTTTTGGAAACCTTGTACATACCGATTGGTCACTTCCAGATGTCCTTGTTGCTCCTAGCCTATGGAATATGGATAAGATAGTTGAACTTTTTGGTGATAAATGTAAGGTTGTTTACTTACCTCCACCTACAAACCATGAAAACTTTAAGAATGCAAAAGAAAATAATATGTCAAAATTTCATAACCGTATACTTCATGTTGGAGGAAAGGCTGCAGTTAAAGATAGAAATGGGACTAACACTGTAATAGAAATGCTTAAGTATTCTAAAGGAGATTACGAAGTTGTAGTTAAAACTCAAAGCGATCTAGGTATTAAAGGTGCTAACGAAAGATTAACTATTGAGACTAAGACAACAAAAGAACCAGAAGATCTATACTCTGGATATGATGCTATGGTATTGCCTAGAAGGTATGCTGGATTGTGTTTACCTATGAATGAGGCTCTTCTTAGTGGGCTACCTGTTTTTATGCCCCGCATTTCTCCAAACAATGTTATTCTTCCAGATAAGTGGACGGTAGAGGCAAATAAGATTGATGAGTTTAAGGCTAAGGCTATTATTGATGTATATGATATTAGTCCAAAAACCCTTGCAAGAACAGTTGATGACTACATGGAAAAGAAAGATAATTTAATTAAACAAGAGGCATTTAATCTTGGGTTTATTAATTTTTCAACAGAGTCACTAAAAGATAAATACACAAACTTAATTAATTCATAAAACAAAAAAGCCAGCCTATTTCTAGACTGGCAATTCTGTAAGTAAATATTACTTCTTTGGCGCAGCCTTCTTAGCAGCCTTCTTTACAGGTGCCTTAGCAGCCTTCAGAGCCTTCTCTACCTCTTTAGCATCTGGCAAGATACCAAAAGCCTTATCTGATGGATTGATTGCTCTAATCGCCACTGGCGCAATTGCTGCCACAAGTGCAGTCCATAGATCCTTTGGATCTGTTACGCCTGCCATGTATAGTGCAAGGCCTGATGCAAGGACTGAACGTCCGTATGATGCAAGTAGTGCCTTTAGTTGTTCTGTGTTCATTTTTCCTCCTAGGATAGAACCTTTATTAGTATAGCATATCCAGCCCATAGCCCTACAATTCCTGCGACTCCCGCAAAAACTGGCGGGGCTGGAACTGGCAATTTGAATGCAGCAAATACTACACCACATCCAAAACCTGTTAGTGTTGACAATATAATATCTTTCATTATTTACTCTTTTCTTTTTTATATATATCTGATGGTCTAAACTTTGTTTTTATATTTAAAGAATGAGAGGAAAGTTTTATTATATCTTTATTGTTTTTTTCTCTTACATTATATTGTATTTTTTCTTTTTTAAAAGGTATATAGTGCGCTAATGGAGTTCCTCTTGGAATAAAAATTTCTTTTTTATTAGAATGAATTAATATCTGTATATTCATTTCATGATATACGCTTGAATCTCTAACTCCTGGCATTGCACTAAAGTCTTCATTAAAGTTATAAAAAGTTGGCAATTGATATAAAGAATATCCAGGGCTAGTTATAACTCTCCAAGGACATAAAATTTTAAATATAAAATAAGAATCTTTTCCCATGTACTTATGAGAAGCATTGTCTATATACTGTTCGTTTGAGTGTGTTTCCCATTGAAAGTTATAATCTGCACTTCTCCATTTATAAATTTTTTTTTCATCATCATAATATAAATATGAATCAACCCACATAGGAATTACAAATCCATTACTAAAATAATCAGCAAAAGATGGACAAACTTTTGCGTTTCCAAAATTTGTATTATTTATATCGTGTGTTGTTTTTTTATTTGGAAAGTCTTTCCACCATTGAGGAATAAACTTTTGAATTGGTTGAGGCTTACAATCTTCTATTAGGCTTAATCCTGGAATATCAGATATAAAATCAACAAATGGACTGTTAAACATTTTTATTCAATCTTTTTTTTAAATTTTTCATTTTATTTCCTCAATAATAGTTTTTTTTAGACCAATATTTTTTTTTATAACCATCTTTAAAAAGATTTTTTATATTATATAAATGTGATTTTTGAAACTTTTCATCATATGAACTTGCTTCTGACTCCCAGTTATTTCTTTTTATAAATATCATTTGATAAATTGGAGTTCCTGCTGGTATTATGCCTTCAAAGCCTTTTTTAATTAAAAATGGAACAGGACCAGAAATAGACCACTTGTCTGTATCAATAATTCCATTAAAAGTTTGAAAGGGAAGATCAAATCTATTTGCAGGATGATAATAGAATGTGCTATATCCTTCAGGAGTTTTAGGCTCCCATTGAGTAATCCAATGAAACTCTGCATCATAATAACCTTCAAAATTTGGAAAAATCTTTGGAGAATTAGATTCTTCAAATCTTGTAGAAACAGGTCTTATTGGTCCAGCCCAATTATAATGTAAAACATCTTTGCCATTTTCGTTACCTACATACTTAATTTCAAGATCACAAATAAGTTGTTGTGTATATCCAGATACTAGTGTATCTAAAAATGGCATACACATTTTTGCTGTTCCAACAGAACCACTATTGTCTGTTTTTGATACAGTAGGTGGCATATCTTTAAACCAGTCTGGAATAAAATTTTTAGATGGTTTTGGATGTGGTATGGAATACTCAACATCTTTGCTAGATGGAATAAAATTTACCTTCACTAGTTTATCTCCTCATCTTTAGGCATTAATGTTTTAAGTTTTTTGTAAGCATTATTAATTCTAACCATTGCTTCATAATGTGGATAAGCAGATCCAACCTTTCCATATTCATCAAAATATAAAAGATCTGGATCTACAGAATCAATAAAATTTTTTATCTCAAACTGAACATCCTCTATATATTTAAATGCCCAATCACGAGAATCAGATAAAAATTTAATAAAATGCTCTTTGTGTATTAAGTCATCTGACTGTTCTTTAACTTTTGTAGACTTTGTTATGTCTACATATTCTTGAAGTAATGTTTTTTCAATAAATAATTTTTTAAAGTCTTTTTTTAATTTAATAAATTGTCTTAAAACTATGAAGTATGATACTGCAAAGCAAACTGACAACGTTGCAAAAACAACAATAAAAATATCTTTCATATCACCACTCCACATGTTTTAATTATATCCTAATACTATGGTTTTGTCAAACTATAAAAATCTTTAAAGTTAATATTAGTAAATATCTCGTATTCCTCAAGTGTTCTTACATCGCCAGCACCAAACACTCCATACTCTTCACCACAAAGAACTCTTTTTTGTTTCTTGTATGATATTTCTTCTAGTTCTTTCCAAGACAGGCCACGCAGGTTTCTATCTTTCCATATTTTGCTATAGCCACCACGAGAATAAAAATGATAGACAATATTTTTTGAAGGAGAATATATATCCCACCCTCTAGTCCATGATCTCATAGCAAAACAAACCTCTTCACCAAAGAAACTGATCTCTGGATCATAAGGAACCTCTTCAATAATTAAAGCATCTGAAAACATAAACCCACCAAGAACTGTTTCAGAAAGTTCTGGATTTTCTTTTACTTTCTC